AATATAAATTACATCACAATTCAATTGATAGATTGCTTCCAATAGGAAATAGAAAGTCTTATTTCTATTACCATACTGAAATGGCATAATCTTGGTAACTACTCTTGGATTAGGATTAACCTTTAGAATACAACTATCTAGCCAAGTATCTACACCATCCATAACGAATACAATGTCTTCACCTGCTTCCATTTGTTCTTTAGCAAAGTTAATGAAGTCAAGAGAGTTTTGTTCACTCTTATCAATATCCATAATGTTATCCTTTCGCATTACAATTGGACAATATACATTGATTCGGTCTGTTGCATCATGGTGTTCAAACCAAGTTGATTCAACGCCTCTATCCCAATCAAGAACATAAATGTTCTTATCGGGGAAGTCTAATGCAATTCCAGTCTTTCCGGTCTTGGGTTCTCCCCAAATACCTAATACCATTCGTGCTTTTCGTTGCGCTCTTTTTTGAGCCATCAATTCTTTAAAATTTGTTTTTTCTTTCTTAATCCCTAGCAAGCCAATCACCTATATCATTTTCATTTATATTTACATTTTTACCATTCGCTTGACACCATGCCTTGATGATGCCGAGTAATTCTTTCTTCGATGAACAGACAAACCTTGTTTCTTTTTCTCCAATGTGAAACTTAACAAAGTATGTTTCTGCTATCTTATCATTTTCATTCCAAGTTAGAAAATCAACCTTTTGCAAATCTGCAATATAACTTTCTCCCTTTAGAATGAATCTATCTTCTATAATATCATTCATTTATTTTTCCTCCTTTAAGGAATGGGCTTTGCACCCATTTTGGCCTACATTCATTGGTGTAAGACTACACACGCACTTTACTATTTAAATATCAAAACCAATCAAATGATTCTTCAACCGGCGCATCTACTTCAACAGGCGCACCACGCTTTTCAGTTACAAGAACAGAAGAAACATTGATAGTTACAGGGTCAGCAACTCCATCAATCAATCGTTGTGATGTTCGACCAACAACAATTACAGTAGAACCAATACCAAAGTCAATATTTAGATGTTCGGGAATCCAACAAGTAGTCATGTTTGATTCATTATCATAATCGAATTCAGCATTCAAGTCTGTAATATTTAGAATGCGATTACCATTTGAAGTCGGCATCATATTCATATTACAAACTGTTCCACCAGTAATAACGAAACGGTCTTTGGCAGGTAGTGTTTGGCGAGTAATGTGCGCTCGGTCAATTTCTACCAATTCAACCATATGACTTTCAAAGTTTTCATTAAGAACACTTAACCATTCTACTTCTCCCATATCTCGATAATCTGAGTTATCGGGGTCTAAGTCAGCATTACGGATAAGACTGTCTTTTGTTGTCATTGTCATACCATATAGATTACTACCATCTTCGGAAGGAATCGCTACAAAGTGAACAAAGTCATAACAATCGGGAGTAAATGCTACTCCACCATCATTCTTATATGAAAAGGTATATCGCTTCATATCAGCACCATCTACACTTCCGTAGAAAATACCTGTTCTTCGCATTTGTTCCAAAGGCAAAGGCTTACCGTAACTTCGGTTTTCTCCGCCATTCATGTATGTTTTAGTATTATCCAAAGGAATAACCATTACACCATCCGGCATTTCTTCTGCACCGGAGGGTAAATCAGCGACCATTCGCTCTTGATATTCACCATTATGGTAACGGCTAATCATCCACTTACCTAAAGCATTCTTTGTGGCAACGGCTACATGTCCTTCATTCAAAGCATTATCCGAATCACGGTTGTATTCTTCTTTTGCTTTATTACGATTCCAAGACATCATATCTCTTGGTGCTTCTAAGGCAATAAAAACACCAAAGCATTTCTTTACTAAAGAATTGCTTCCGGTAGATTTCGGAGATTCACCTTGTTTTGCTCGTCGAACAACTTGTGCCGCATATGAACGCCATAGACCTAAGCCTAAATCGTCATTTACTTCCATGTTATTATCGGAACAAATTTCCGTATATTTTTCAGTTGCTTCCTCTACCGTCATTTTCAGGTATTGTGCGCTCTTTTCTATTTCTGCTTGCATTTTTTCGCTTAACATATTTTCACTTCCTTCTTCTTATTAATTGTCCAACCATCCATGATAGTAATACTTTCGGAGTCATGGTAGTTGAACGGTATTCGCTTTCTCCGACTGTTCTTAACAGTTTATACTTGGTAGCATTATCCAAGCCATCCGAAGCAATAACAGCATTATGCAAACCTAAACAGATTTGTTTAACGCTTCTACCTTCATAGATTATGCTATGAAGGGTTGCTAGTGCTTTGTTTGGATTTTTATTTAAGATTTCGATTAATATTTCATTGTATTCTTTGTGAGATGATTCTATTTGTTTCGATAAAGAGAAGCCGGAAGACTTAGCCGCCTGTATCTCGGTTATCGCTCTACGCAAGTCTCCATCTACCTCATATATGAAGGTTGCTAATTCATCATCTGCAAATACAGTTACTTGCTCTTTTTGAAGCATTGATTTGATTACACCAAGAATGACTTCATTAGTAAGTGGCTTAAAATGATAATTAGCACACCGACTTTGTAGCGGGTGAATAATCTTACTTCGGTCATTACAAGTAATAATGAAACGAACATTATGTGCATATCTTTCCATAATGCGCTTCAATGCGCTTTGAGCATCAACCGTCATTCCTCCTAATTCATCCAGTAGAATTACTCGAAAAGGCACATCTCCAATTGTTCCACTTTGGGCTACATTCTTAATTGTTGTTCTTACAACTTCAAGTCGCCTATCATCGGAAGCATTTACTTCTACAAAGTTATCATTAAAACAATCACCTAAAATATCTCTCGCTAATGCAATTCCAGATGCAGTTTTACCTGTTCCTGCATTACCAAACAATAATACATTTGGCATATTTCTTTCTTCAATCCAAGTAGCGGCATCCATTACAAAATGTTCTTGCCCTACAATATCTCCTATCTTCTTTGGTCTATATTTTTCTGTCCATAACATATTTATTCCACCTTTAATTCCCAAATTACCTGCTTCGTTTCTTTACAAAAGCCTTCTTTATTTGCAACACTTCGCATAATGTTACACAATTGGTTCATAGTAGGTGCATCTAAACGCCTATTAGAACGCTTAACTTTCTTATATCCAATTATTTCACCATTTACAGTAATCTTTCTTGTTCCTCTAGTAGATTCGTCATCTTTCAACCTTGTCATAATTTGACCTGTTGTTTTTGGCCCTTCTTCTAGAATCGCTCTAATTCTTTTTTTATTATTTTTATTTCTACTCATAGGTAATCACCTAATGTTTTTTGCTGAACCCTTATTGGGTCAGTCTTTTTTCTTCTTCTCTTTTCTCCTAATCCAAGTATTCGACAATCGCCATTGTTAAGTTTAGTTTTAGCAAACTCTACAAACTCTTCGTCTTTCTTAAACTGCTTGAATAGTCGTTCTTCTCCACTTTTAATTCCCAACCTTTTGATTAGTTTAGGTTTCTGTGAATACTTGCCTCTCTTTGGCATTGATACTTGCCCGAATGTTTTACCACTATGGGTATATGCCAACATCTCATAAAAATAAGACAAGGGCCATCTACGCTTTACTACACTATCAATGAATACTATTTTGTTTGGGTGCATGTTTTCAACCAACCAAGAAAGCATTTGTGTATCTGATGGTTTATTATACTTCAATATCTTTGCCATCAAATCTCTATCCGTTTCCTTTAGATACATTGAAACTAAACTGTAAGTGTCTTGTTCCATTGACAAAGGCTCGCAAGAGCGTGGTGCTATTTCTTGAATAGCATTTAGTAAATGTTTAGTTGAACCTGCTCTTTTGATTTGACACATACTCTTAATGTCTTTAGGCACTGACTTTTCGTTAATAGAAGTAATTATAACTTGCCCTCGATACTTTCTAAGAACATTGAGTATCTCATCTTTCTTCGGTTTAATGTGAATGTCCTCTATGATTATACCGTTTTCTATTGACATCGAACCTAATTCTCTAATATTCATTTCGTTAGCATAATACAATGCGGCATCCGGCAACCATTCTTTTGCTTTAGTTGTTTTTCCCGTTCCCGCTTTACCAGTTAAGAGTATTGGCCTTTTTATTTCCATTGTTGTAAATCCCATAATCAAACCCCTTTCAATTCAAATAATTCTTCTAAGCCGTCTAGTTGCAAGTGTCTATCATTGGCTACAATATCTACTGCTTTCCTAAATACTACCCATTCATCCTTTGCATCCGGTAAAGTCTCAGGAATTAAAAGACATAATTTATACAAGTTTTTAATTCCACCAATCCTAAGAATTGGTTTAGGGCGGCTCTTATGTTCAGTCTCCTTATAGGTAGTGCCTATTTGGTGTTGTTCTAAACTTCGTTGAATCGCTAAAAGAAACTCAGCGTTTGCTCGAAGATTTACCCTAAGCCTAACTCTATAACCAATTTGTGACTTATCATTTCTATCTAAGTAAATATCAGTCTTAGACATACCGAGAATAATACCAATCAACATATCTTTACTAAACACACTTATTCCTCCTTCTTTGCATATTCGTTCTGTGTGGGCCAATATCCACGCACTTGCATATTAGTCTCCAACCAATAAATATCTCCTGCTTGGATTGTTTTTGCACCTCTACGCATAGCATTATGTTGTGCATTGATAATGGCATTACGAATTCCTGTATCTGCCCATTCAGATAATAGTCGTATTGCTGAATTACTAATCGACATTTCTACTTCTTCCTTTGCTACTTTTCTTACACTGATTTTAGTTTTTACTTTAAACTCTTCCACTGGTTCAGGTTCAGGTGTAATAAAAACGCCATTCTCAAAATACGGAACTAATACTGCTTTCATTTTCTTTGGTCTTCCCTGCGTAGTAGTTATGTCTTTTAAGTGTGCATATCCTTCCGTGTCAATTTTAACACAAGAATATGTCTTAAAATCTATTACTGTTAATCCTCCTACTTCTATCATATTAATCTCTCCACATCTTCAATAGTGTTTATGTCTGCTACAAACTTATCATTTCTAATTCGTTTCATTCTAGGGAATCGCAAACCTATATTTCCCTTTGCATCTCGGCTAATTAAATCAGCCTTAACTTCCAAAACAATTCGAGGAAGGAATACATACCTTCCATCATTGTAAGACTCTACAACCTTACGCAACTGATTAGTTAAACTAATCAAATCGCTATCAGTAAACCCACTACCAATAGAACCAATGTTAGTAAATCCACTTTCGGACTTAACGCCCATCTCAAAAGTTCCGAATACATTTGCTCTACGACCTTCTCCGTAAGAAGCCGCAAGAATAACAACATCTAATTCAATTTGAGGCGGTTTGTATTTAGCCCAACCTGTGCTTCTTTTACCTGCTTCATATGGTAATGTAGTGTCTTTTACAATAATACCTTCAAAGCCATCGTTAATTGCATTGTTATAGAATGCCATAATGTCTCCGTCTTTTTCCATTCTGTGCGCTTGGTCGGGATTAGACTTGAATTTCTCTAATCGTTGAGCATAAGAAAGATTCATAATAGTTTCGCTTTCCCATTTCAAACAATCGAAAATAACCCATCGAACCGGCACTCTTTCCATAGCCTCGGCATGGTCTTTAGAATGCACTCTCGTTCCCATTTTCTTGTGTTCATCGGGGCTTCCGTCTTCCTTTATCGGGTAGATTTCGCCGTCGAATATGGCTTGCATAACCTCATACTTACTTACTTGTTCTGCAACATCAGCAAATTGGGCAGTTACAATATTACCTTTACGATTAAAAATAATTACATTATCTCTATTCTTATGAATTTGATAACGATTGCCGTCATACTTATAATCAACAATAGGTTTACTAGGCCATTTCTTCATAGGTATTTCCTTAGCAAGCATAGGTGAAATAAACTTTCCATGTGTTAAATCACATGGGGGTTCTTCATCACGCTCATAATAAGAAACTACATCTTTGATAGAATTGAAATTACAGTGTTTCTTAACAATTGATATTTTCTTATTATAATGTTTGGCTATAATCTTTTTAACTACTCCATCACGCAAGCCATTACGGGTTGTCTTTAACCAGTAACGAATAAACCATTTTGCTTCCAATGCAGATAAACCTGCTAAGAAGAAGTCAATAGTTTTATAGGCATCCGAATCAACGCCTCCACAATCTAAAGAAAGAATCCTATGAAATGTAGCAAGGTTATGTTTTGTTTTAGTTACAGCCGATGTATCGAGATAATAAACAGCATCACCTAAATCATCATGCACACTATATTCTTGTTCACATTCATCATCAAAACAATCATACATTTTAGTAAGCCATTTCTTAGCCTTTGCTAAACCAATATTGTTTGATGGGTATTCTTGGGCTAGAATAGAAAAGAAAATATCTTTCTCTTCAAAATTCTCCAGTGCCTTCGAAATTGATGTTACTTGTTGTGTTGGAGTCATTTCCTCCGTTGCTTCCAGTAGTCTTGTCATTCTCGTCATTGTCATCTATAATCACTTCCATATTTTCGTGTATTTCTTTTATCAGTTGTTTTAACAGCCTACTGATGCGCTGATTCATTTTTTCGTTGTTTTCTGCATATGCCCACATTAGTTGTGAGATATATACCCAATCATTCTTCTTCATCTAAACCACCCAAAAGCCGTGTAAAATTAATGTTCATCATGTGAACTGCGTTGGCTTCTTGCATTTTATTTATTTGCAAAAATTTATCAGCCATAGTCATTAAAGTGGCTTGTGTAATATATACTGCATACTTAGACAAATTATCATCTGTTTGTATTTCCCAATAGATTACAAAGGTTGCCTTGATGTAAAGGTTGGCTTTACTCATGGTAGCATGTTGTTGATTAAACAAATCTAAGTATCTACCAGATAATTTCTTTCGCATATTTTTTGCCCATTGATTCATGGACTTGTCTGTTTTCCAATGTTTTTCATAATTCATTCTTCTTCATCTCCATTTATGGCAATTCTTACGGAAGCCATCAATTCCAATTCTTTCTTTAAGAAGGCATCTAATTCCATCTCTAGTTTTAGATATGCCATATTTACATGGCTAGTAGTTACTCTACAACCGTGACCTGTATTTGGTGCTTTAATCATTTGGTTATCAACATACGCCGCAAACAAATCTATAATTGCACTTGCCTTCGTTCTAAATCTATCTACCGAACCATCGGCATATTGTCTCTTTGGATTAGCCAATCTTAGGGCTTTTCTTGCCTGTTGATAGGGAATCCTATTTTCTTGATATTCTCTTTCTTCACTCATCTAAAACCCTCTTTAATACATTTAATAGTTTCTTTGCTTCTTCCATATTCAATCGAATACCTTTCCTTGTAGGCTTTGATAAGGTGTGCCAACGAATATCCAAGACTTCGATATTATAATATTCACCTGTTTTGATTAGGATTTCATCCTTTTCATTTCTTGCAATTGTTCCTCTTGTTTCAAAATCATCACTCATTAAACCACCCCTGCTTAAACTTGTCTAATTCCTTTCTTGAAGTAAAATACTTTGGTGATTCTAAATCATCTAAGCGATTTACAATCCAACAAGCACCACCCAAAGACGAAACTTGAACAATTTCATATTGCCCATCATTTATATTAACTACTTCAGTAGTGCTAAACTCAGGAACAAGCCCATACAATTTAGTTATTTCTTTTGCTACTTCATGTATGTTATCCACAACATACTTAATAATATGCGCCCTTTGAATAGGAATCTTCGGTGCAACTTTAATTGATAACTTACCCTTCAATCCACACACTTTACATTTGTTTCCTTCGCAAATAGGGCAAGGTATTTCCGCATTATGTGGGGCAGGTAGTGTTACGGTAACTGCTCTCTTTTTCATTTTTTACCCCTCGACTTCAAATCATAAATACAATTTACGCACATACCATAGTTTTTCATATAATGGGCATTCGTTTCTTCTTCACATTTAGGACACTTCATATTTATTCCTCCCCTCTAAAATAATGGACTGTTGCCTTATAATTTGTCTTAACTGGTTTATTAGTTGCATTGCTAAGAAATACCTTAGAATAATTCCTAGCGAGGTAGTATTGTAATTCACTCCTAGTAGGCATTGTAGATTTATTAGAAGCACTATTACTTTTTCCTGCTTGTTTGAATAAATCGTCTAATATTGACTGAAACGGTCTTGGCTCAGAAGTTATTATTTCATCTACATTTTTTACCGCCCATTGGCTTATTCCTCTAATTCCCATATTTATTCCTCCAATAACACAGCAACTTCAGTAGTCAAGAATAATGAAGCAATTGAGATTGCCGCATTAAAACTTCCCTTTGTTACCTTTACAGGGTCAAAGACACCTGCATCCCACAAGTTTTCATATTTTTCAGAAAGGGCATTGTAACCGTAGTGAGGTTCACTTAAATTATAAGCCAAACCACTTTTTCCACTATTTTGCAAAAGAACAAGAGCAGGTTTAGATAACGCATCATAAACAATCTTATGTCCAGTCTTTTCAATTGCTAAAGCATTTCTTGCAGTTAATAGACCAAGACCACCACCTGTAATGATACCTTCGGATAATGCCGCTTTTGTTGCATTCAAAGCATCATCCAACCTTTCTTTCTTTTCACGCATTTCCATAGAAGAAGAAGCACCGATTTGAATAGTAGCAATACCACCACTTAAACGAGAGATACGCTTTTTCATACGCTTCTTATCGAAATCATCATCTAGTGTTTCAAACACTGACTTGAGAGTATTAATTCTCTCATCCGCAGAATTGCCACCTATAATAGTAGTAGTCTCCTTTGTAATAACAATCTTTTCACAAGAACCTAATTCTTCCTTGGTAATCAATTCTGGGTCATCCTTACTTTCGTCAGTATAGAGGCGACCTCCAACAATAGAAACAATATCACCCAATTCATCCAATTGAGCATCTCCAAAATTAGGAGAAGTAACAACTGCTACTTCAATTGTCTTTTGAAGAACATTCATAATAATATTATTCAAAGCACTTCCATCCATTCCTTTCACGAACATTACCATTGGTCGCTTCTCAACCGCCGCTAATTCTAACATTGGTAGAATATCACTAAAGTTTTTAATCGCTAGATTAGAAGTAAAGATAAGAGGATTATTGAATTGAACCTTACCATCTTCACCATTAGCCATTAAATGACTCAAATACCCTTCATCAATTTCTAATCCTTTACGGACAACTAAGTTTGTTCGGTGACTATTTGATTCTTCTACTGTAATAATACCATCTCTTCCGACTTCATTAAGTGCCTCTTCAATTAAACCACCCAAGTAAGAATCATTGTTTGCCGCAATTGTAGCAACAGAAACAATATCGGCATCTCCAACATCTACTGCCATCATTTCAAGTGCTTCTACAATAATTGCCTGTGCTTCATCCAATTCCTTACGGAGTGTATGGAGGTTTGAAACATCAGCATTATTGATTTGTTCACACAATGCTCTTGCTATAATACAAGCAGTTGTTGTTCCATCACCGGAATTATCCTGTGCTTTACTCGCTAAGTTTTGAACCATTTGAACGCCCATTTGAACATAGGGGTCAGCATGTGATACATACTTAGTAATGGTAACACCATCGTTAATAATAACTGGTGGGTTTCCTTGAAGGATTACCGTTTTGGCTTGTGGGCCAAGTGTCGGTAATACTGTATCGGCTACTAAATTAATTCCTTGTAATAGTTTTTCTTTTACTTCGTTTCCATGTATAATCATTTCAATTGCCCCCTAAAGAACTTTTCATATTTTTCCATTATTTGTCTTGCCCTTAATGGTGGGCCATCATTCATTTCTTTATAGAATAACTTAATTAACTCAATCAAGTATTCTGCATCTTTGTTATGTTTGTCTGTCATATTAAACCCTCAAAAACTTTTACCATGCATATATTCTCTATTTTGGTTATATTCAATTTTAGCAATAATTGCTCCTGCAATATCTAAATCCTTACCAAAAGAATAGTCCATAATTCTAATTATGACATCTGCCAATTCTTCTTCAAGCGAAGAAAACTCAATAATCTTATTGGATGAAGGGTTTCCATCTCTAAGAGCCTCAAGTGCTTCACTGACTTCTGCGTGAATTAGTGCTATTCTTTCACCATCATTCGGAGTTTCCTTCCAGAAACCGTGATTAACAGCATTAGTATAAACCTTCTTTGCTATCTTATTCCAATCTTTTTCAAACATTATTACACCTCATATCCATAAATCTTCGTAAAGGGAACAACAGTTAAGTGTCCAATAGTCTGATACTTTGTTCCAGTATTATCGAAATAGACAGTCTTACCGATTAAGTATTTATAGTCATCACTTGTAGATAAGCACTTTCCTTTGTTATCCGATTTCATTACAATGCCACTCCTACTGGCTTGTTCCGTTTCAATAAGAATCCATTCTCCACAACCTTTCAACATCATTCTTCTTCCTCCTTTCCTACTCTATGGTGTGGATAATTAGGTAATTGTGAACCTAAAGAACGAATTG